TAGGTAACCAGAACGTTAATACGAAAATAGATAAGTTGCCTGGGTCTAGTAATGCCTTTGAGGTATATGACCTTGATTACTACATTAATAAATTTTTCTCTGAGGTTAGAGTACCAAAAGCGTTTTTAGGCTTTGAAGGTGACATTAACGCCAGAGCGACATTAACTAGTCAGTCAATTAGATTTGCGAGAGCGGTTATTCACATGCAGTCAGTGTTAAAAAAGGGTATCAAGCGATTGCTTATGATACATTATACTCTTTTGACTAAGAGTAATACTGACCAAACGTACAAGACTGACGAAGATGGCTCTAACTTTAATATAGAAATGTGTTATACGTCAGGGCTAGCTGAGCTTGATTGGATTAGTCTGATGTTACAACGTTCTGAATACGCCCAGACTCTTTATGCGTACGCTGACAATCCATATATCGATAACCATGCTATGCTGAATTACCTTTTCAGGGATATACTAAAGTTGAAAGAAGATGACATTAGTAAGATTGTGCTGAAATCTCCTGTATACCCAGTGCCGCCTAAAGAACAATATCCTAACATATCTAATATGCGTAAGGCTCGAGTGAAGGGTGTTACACCTCAGGAACAGGAATATGCCAAAGCTATAGTAAAGTCGATTCCATTCAATAGCTTTGTAGATGAAATACAAGCGTATCTTGAGGACGTAAAACAATTGCATATTGAATCCAATAGACCAGTTACGCCCATTGACCCACGTTCTGCTTTACCTAATAATAGTGGTAGTAAAAGTGGGCGGTAGCTTAGTCGATGAAAAGCCCAACGTCTGATAAACGTTGAGACTCTGGTGCAAACCCAGACCGCCCACTTACTTTTTGAAGCCAAACACAATAGCAAGTAGTTTGTCTATTCTCTTTTCTTCACTTATTTTGTTGGATAAGTCTTTTGTGATACCTTTTTTGCTTAGGTGTGTGTCGGTGCCCATTTTATGCATGTCAGTAACGATATTATCTTTAAGCTTATGATGAATAACCGTACGTACCATGTACTTGTTGTGCCTATAGTTGTAATACGGCATTAGAGTTAGAATGTCCCTAAAGTGAGATGGTTTGCATACAATGGTTCGCTTATTTATGACATTTGTGAGGGATAAAATTATTCCAAGAGCTTCCTCGGGTTTAATGTGTAATTCATCTGCAAGGTCTATAGCCATGTCTACTAGCACGACATTCTCAAAAGTTTTACTTATTTGTACCTGTTTTAATATTTCTAGAACTCTACTGTCTTTTAATATAAGAGCATCGCGAATTTTTTTCCTATTGACTGATGTTAGTTTCTCAAACATTGGATAACTCCCAATCTATCTGACGTGCTTCACAGTGGATACAGGCTCCACAACCCAGTCCCCAGTCAAATTGTTTTAGAGTGGAGTCCGTAGCATCGTAACATGATGTAGACTCTTTGATAAATTTCTTATGGTGTTTTTTAACCCATTTGAATATCTGGGCTCTTTTCCAGCCATATACAGGGTTTATTATATTAATACTAAGTTCCTTCCCCATACCTTCGTTAAGAGCAGTTGTTAGCTTACTTATGAAATTCATGCTGGTATCTGGGTATCCGGATAATGGGTACGAACTATCTGTACCGAGTCCAGTGATTAATATATTTGTGTCGTAGTCACCCACGGCTATATTTGCGGCGTACGTAAGAAAAAGAGCGTTTCGAAAAGGGAAAAATGGTTCGTTATTTTTGTTGTCCAGTAGCGCTGGTTTGCACTTTACAATATCGAGTTCTAGGGTAAGAGCCTTAGCCATTCTCTTTACGGTCTTAATTTCTGCTTGTGGACGTCCAGTATCGAAGTATAAGGCTATTCCACCAATACTATCGCTCTCGAGATATAGATTTGTTGCTACAAAGCTGTCTAGACCAGACAATAATGTTACGAATTTTGGCATGTGACCACCTCTTGACAAAGTTTTATACAGTGTTATAATTATAACATTGTAGCTTTGTGTGGTCAAGTGTGGAAGGATTTATATGTTGTATTTTCCATCGATTACTGAGGGGTTTTCCCCACCATCTTTAGCATCTCTATATTTTGCCGACAGATACCTTGTATCAATATACCCATTCATTACTGAAAAACGTCCTATTAAAGCCATTAAACATGCCCTTGAATTATTCCCAGATAAATTTGTCATGATTGACAGTGGTGTGTACAGTCTAGTACACAAGGACAGTGTTATGTCCAATGACGCTCTAGTTGCTTATACCCAAAAATACTTGGATATAATAAAAAAGCTTGATTTTAAGGGGTTAATTATCGAAGTTGATTCACAGTATTTGCAGCAAGATTACGGAACGTTGGAGAAGTTGCGCCGTCTTTATAAATCATATGGTGTTGCTGACCAGGTAATATATGTGTGGCATATGACGGACGGCTTTGATGGTTTTTTTGATATGATGTCCAAGTATAAAAGGGTGGCTTTCTCTCTCAAAGAAGCTGTAGTACCAATTAAATCAAACGAAAAGAAGCCTAAGAAAAAGCAATATCAGAACTATGTACTGACGTTTATTCGAAAAATCAAAAATATAACTAAGAATCACCATATTCATTTACTTGGTACAACTGTAGACTGGTTGGCGCATTTACCGCATAACTGGACATGTGATTCAGCTACATGGACTTCTGGATTAACGTGGGGATATTACTTCTTGGAGAATCCATTTGGTTTTGACTTTAGGAAAGGGCGCTTTAGTGTATCTCCGTCCATTGAGGAAAAGGTAGATGCAGCTATACCAGAATTAATGCGTATATATAGAAGTGCCCCACGATTCTCTAGAAGAAGTAAGTCCAGAGTTGATGCTTTGCGTAAGATGGCAATTATGATGTTGTCCATGATTGAGTGGTGGGAAAGTGAGACACTTAAAAGACTAGGTAACTTTAATAAACCATATGACCCATTAGACGAGGTGAACTATGCCAGAAAATGAGAAGAAGAAAAAGAAGTCTAAGGATTCTGGAAAAGATGGTATAACGACTCTTATCGTGCCCATAGATAAGGTTAGTTGTAATAGCTTTAATTACAATAGACAGTCGAATTTTATATTCGACAAACAGAAGGAGTCTATCCTGTATTTTGGATTTGTAGAGCCTATTACGTGTAGGATAGACCCAGGCTCTGAGAATAGCTGGGAGATAATAAATGGAGAGCACAGATACATAGCTCTGAAAGAGTTATTTGAAGCTGGCGAGACTATTTATTTGGACCCCCCAAATGACAACGGTTCAGATAGACGAAAGCTTAAAAAAGACCATATACCAATTAGGAGTATTGGTTCTATATCAGATGCTGAGGCAAAAAAATTGTGCATTGTATTGAATGAGACAAAGGGTAGACCTAACCAAGATGACCTAGCGGATTTGATAGCAGGTCTTAAATCTGAAGATATAGACCTATTGGTATTACCTTACACTGAGGAAGAGTTAGATTCGTATCTGAGGCTTGCATCAGGCAATCTTGAGATAGATGACGACGAAGACGACAGTGACGGAGACGATTTAGATGATTCTGACGATGATGTAGGCGGAGATTATAATAACCAAAATGACATCATAGAGCTGTGTGTTACGTTGTTTTCACTTGATTCTATGCCCAGGGAGGTAATTGACAAGATTTACCCGATATATACAAAGTTTATAAAAGCTAATAAGATACTCAGAAGTGAGTCATGGAAAGGGCTTGAGGTTCTGTTAGAAAATTGGGATGGGTAGGTAATATATAGTGTAGTAGTATCCAATAAACACTACTACACCGTTACCGGTTGCAAAATACCCCTTGACGACAATTGTAGGAGGACTCATGAAAAGGCTGACGTCTTTTCCATATTATGGTGGTAAATTTCATTTAGTACCAGTACTTAGAGCCATGATACCACCGCATAAAACGTACGTTGAAGTTTTCTGCGGGGCTGCGAACTTCCTGCTAAATAAAGACAGAAGTAATGTTGAGGTTATTAATGACCTAAACTCATTTATTACGACATTTTTTAAGGTGCTAAGAGATGAAGAAACAAGAGCTATATTTTACGACCGTTTACAGTATGTTCCATTCTCAAGAGAAGTATTTAACGAGGAGAAAAAGAAGTACCTGGAGGGTAAGTTTAAGGATGATGTAGATAAGGCTATTTGCTGGTTTGTTGGTGTAAGGCAGTCCATGGCTGGAATTCCTTTTAAGTCATGGAAAGTTGGCAAGAGTCCTGTTGTTAAACTAGCCAATGTGTGGGAAAATTCAAAAGAGTTACTACTCATATTAGCAGCTAGGTTGAAAGGTGTGTCCATCGAAAATTATAGCTTCGAGAAAATATTAAGCATATATGACTCAGAGTACATATTTACATATTGTGACCCGCCGTATATTGGTGTCCAGCGCATTGAGAAAGATGTTTACGAATTTGAGATGGACGAAGCCCTACATATAAGATTATTGAAGTTAGCTTTGAAATCTAAAGGCATGTTTTTGATTTCAGGATATGTAAACGATTTATACGAAGATTACCTAAAAGATTGGGGTAGGATTGATATTAAAAGTAAGAATTGGGCTAAAATTCAAAGTAAAGAGAATTATAAGGATACTGGTAGGGGTTCGAAGGTTGAAACTCTATGGTTTAATTATATTATTAGCGATAAAAGACTTGTCGCTAAATTTGGAGACACTATAAATATTGTAAGGTAGTGTCAAACTGTGGTCTTATTACCGAAAGGGAACAAAATGCACGAACAATGTGAGATGGTAGTGGATAGACTTGTTGTTTTGGATGACAAATCATCATGGGGTCTAGCTAGAAAGTGCGATGGAGAGAAAATTATATGGATTTGGGTATTGGTGTCCAGTGACGAAATAAGCGAATTACATTATTATGGGAATATAACCCAGATTTTATCTGAAATGTTTGAGGCTGTTCTTGCCAAAAAGTTATCTGGGAGTAAAATTAGGAAATTTAAGGATTT